CGCCGGATTAGAGCTTGGAAAAGCAATCAGCTCCGATACAGAAGCAGCAACGGTAATAACACCGTCCTCAATGGTGATCGCCGTAACCTTACTTTGGTTGGCGATTATATCCTCGCCACTGGGCGTGGGTATTTTAGAAACCGATACATTCCATGCATCCGGAGTCATAAGCCCTGCATCTTTCAGTTTGAGCAGCAGAGCGTTGAAATCGTCCTTAACTCCAGCTACAGTAGCAGCTGTGCTGGTTGCTTGGTTATTTGCAGAAGGAAGCCCCTTTACCGAGGCTCCCTCCTTGATTTCCAACGTTCCGCCGATGACGGTTTTTTCACCGCCTTGTTCGGTGTAGTTCTTCGCGTTATATTCGCTCATATCGCTACCTCCTTAAGCGTGCTGCTTGAGCAGCTTGATGCCTTCAGGCAGTACTGTCTTAGCGTCAACACGCTGGAAAGCATAAAAGCCGGTTTGAAGGTTAGCAATGTGGAGCTCGTCTGCACGGCGAACAGTTCTGCCGGTACGGTCCGCAATCCAGTAGTTCTGGAAATCGCCGAACGCGACTGTGTAGGCACCTGCCGCGATGGTAGGAGCATACTGAGAAACATATACAGGGAAACCGAGCAGACGGTCAGGCTGACCAGCCTGCAGAGATGGTTGCCACATATATGCACCGTTACCGTCCTTGAGCTTGCGGACGCTTGCGAGAGTGCCACTGCCAAGCACAAACACAGCATTTTTCTTGTAGCCGTCCTTGAGCGCGTAGGTCAGGTCGATAAGCTCGTCCGCCTTGATGTCTCCGGCAGTAGCGGTGGTCACGCCGAGATCGCCGCCGTTTGCGGTGAAGATGCCGGTAGGTTGACCGCTGCCGGTGCCGATGCAGAAAGACTGTTCCTCTTTCGCCGCAAAAGCGCGGGCAAAGTTGTCGATGAGGTAGGCCTGAAGGTCGAACATGGAGTCCTCAAGCAGTTCCTCGGAGACCAGTGCTGCCGCACGAAGCGTGAATGCATCGAGAGAGAGCTGGTTGAAGGTAGGAGTGGAGGGCGTAAACACGCCGGACTCAGCTACCCAATCGGCAGAAACATCAGTAAGCGCCACATTAATTCTGTGCGGCGCAGCAGTTGTGATGACCTTTGCCAGAGAACGAATGACGTTCTCGCGGGCAAGTGCCTTAACGAGAGTGTCGTCGAACTCCAGCGGAACAAGATAACCACCGGTGGAAGAAGTGCCTTCCTCCATGACATTGTGGACAGGGCGCTTGCCGCGAATGAGATTATAGAAATCCTCACGGTATTCGGCGGTCGCTCTGGGAATGAGAGGCTTGCCGTTCTGCGCCACAGGCTTTTCAGTGATTGGAGAACTGGTGGGCTGCGCCATTGCAGCATCCCTTGCCACACGATCTTCCTCAATGGCAATCTGACGAGCCATTGCGTCTACGTCCGCGAGCATTTTGTCGTAGGTGGCATTGTCTTCTGCAGACAGGACGCCGTCCTTGGCGCGAGTGTCGAGGAACGCCTTTGCCGCGTCCCACGCCTTTGCGCGTTTTTCACGCATTTCGAGTACCTTTTTCATAATCAAATACCTCCGTTAAATGTATTTACGGGCTTGCAGTTTCTGCATAGCCTCGGTGATGGAAACGCCAGTCGGCGCATCGGGCTTCTTTTGCTCCGCCTTCGGAGCTGGTTTCGTGATGAGCTTGTTGAATAGTGCGTTTGTAACTGCTCTGCGGCTGAAAGCAAAGACCACATCGTCGCTATGGTCGCGCTTGGCGTCTTCCAAGATGCCGTCCGCAAAGCCAAGCTCCACCGCTTTGTTTGCGTTCATATAGGTTTCGCCGTCCATGAGATGAGAGATTTTTGCTCGAGACTGCCCGGTTTTGATTTCATAGGCGTTGATAATGGATTCCTTTACTTCGTCCAACATGGCAATGGCTTTTTGCATTTCCTCGGTATCACCGATTGCTACTGTGAGTGGATTGTGAATCATCATAAGCGCCGTAGGAGCCATAAGCACCTGCGTACCCGCCATCGCGATGACTGATGCCGCCGAAGCAGCGATACCGTCAATCTTGATGATCACGTCATGCGGGTAATCCATGAGCATGGCATAAATCTGAGACGCCGCTACACAATCGCCGCCGGGTGAATTGATCCACACGACAATATCGCTGTCACCGGACATCAGCTCGTCCTTGAACATTCGAGGCGTGATTTCATCATCCCACCAGCTTTCGTCCGCAATGGTGCCGTCGAGGTACAGGGTGCGGACGCCCGTATCCTCATCACTGTCCCAATTCCAGAAGTGCGTTTTTTCACGCGCCTTTACGGGACTTCGTTTTGTTTTGTCCATCTGAGGTTCCCTCCGTTTCTGTTGTAGTTGTATTTGCGAACGCACCTGCGTCTTGCAGTTTAGTCATAGCACCGTTTATGAGATAAAGGTCGCCGCCGAGGTCGGCAGGGATGCGGTCGAGGTTTTCAAGCTCTCGTATGTCATTTGCCGACATCCAGCCGTTTTGTCGAGCGGTCGCGTAGCCTGTCATGCGTGATGCATAGTCACCACGAAGCAGTCCGTCCACATTGAATTTTGTGAACACCGAGCGTTTTTCGCTGTCGAGCAGGAGCGCCTTGTTCATCGCTTGTTCCCAGCGGATTACCCACGGGTCGAGCGTGTATTTCACGAACTCCAGTGACTGCTGCTCAATATTAGAAAAGCTCGACTTTTCAAGGTCAGCCAGCATATGTGGCGGTACTCTGAAAATTCGAGCGATTTCATTGATCTGGAACTTGCGCGTTTCGAGGAACTGCGCCTGTTCCGGCGAGATGGCGATCGGCGTGTACTTGAGTCCTTCCTCCAGCACGGCAATTTTGTTGCTATTAGCACTGCCGCCGAAGGTGGACTGCCAGCTTTCCCGTATGCGCTCCGGGTCCTTAATCGTGCCGGGATGTTCGAGAACGCCGCTTGGTGCCGCACCATTGGCGAAAAACTTAGCGCCATATTCCTCGGCTGCAATCGCCAAGCCCACAGCGTTTTTTGCCATCGCTATCGGTGAATAGCCGACCATACCGTCGTAGCCGAGCCCCAACACATGAAGAATGTCCGAGGGAGCGAAGATAATGTCGTTTTGCTTGTTTTTGCCGATTTCTGGAGCATCATCGCTATTTTTCCGATAGCGGTAATACAGTCGTCCCTGCGAATCCCTGTCCACAGTCATGCGGTCTGGCATGAGCGGATAGAGCGCTATAACCTCGCCACGGGCATTGCGGATAATCTGAGCATAGGCGTTGCCGGTGAGAAGCAGGTGGTTCATCATAGTTTCTCTGAATACGAAACTCGTCATTTCAGGATTTGGCTCATCATGCAGGACCCGCCATAGTGGATGTTCGAGGCACTTTTCCTTACTGCCGTCATCGCCGTACTTATAAACGAACAGCGGGAGCCCTGCGATTGCCTCCGAAAGGATACGGACACAGGAATATACCGCTGTCATCTGCATGGCGGTCTTTTCATTTACCACTTTGCCGGAGGTCGAGCCTCCCCATAAAAAGCTGTTGCCGCCGCCGAGGTTTTTAGGCTTGTCGCGGGGTTTGAATATGCCTTGAAAAATGCCCATAGGCTTTTACCTCCTTACCAAATGAGCAAGCCGCGTTTGTCATAAACACTCTCGCCCGAATCGTTACCGCACCGAATTGCACGGTCGAGCGCCATAATGGTAGCGACCGCGCCGTCTATCTTTTCGGTTGATTTCTCCTTGTCCGCCTTGATATTTCCTGCAGGGTCGGTGCGGATATATATGTTGTCCATCATCCAGCGTAGGACGGGGTGTCCGCCGTGAGCGATTTTTTCCTCCAGTGTTAGCTTCATGAGTTCCTTTGTCGGTGGAGACATATCTTTAAAGCCCTGACCGAACGGCACAACCGAGAAGCCGAGCGTTTCAAGATTCTGCGTCATTTGCACAGCGCCCCAGCGGTCGAAAGCTATCTCGCGGATGTTGAAGCGCTCGCCCAATTCCGCGATGAACTGCTCAATATAGCCGTAGTGAACGACATTGCCCTCGGTGGTTTGAAGGAAGCCCTGCCGTTCCCATAGGTCATAATTGACATGGTCGCGCTTGACGCGGAGATCGATGTTATCTTCGGGTATCCAGAAGAACGGTAGGATGCAGTACTTGTCATCCTCGTCACCGGGTGAAAATACAAGCACAAAAGCCGTGATGTCGGTGCTGCTGGAAAGGTCAAGTCCGCCGTAACAGACACGACCTTCGAGAGCTTCCGCGTCGACGGCAAACGCGCATTTATCCCACTTGTCCATCGGCATCCAGCGCACCGCCTGTTTAACCCACTGATTGAGGCGGAGCTGACGGAAGCTATTCTCTTCGGCTGGATTTTGCCGAGCTGATTCAAACGCCGCCTTAACCTTATCCATGCCAACTGTGATGCCGAGAGAGGGATTTGCCTTCTTCCACACCTTGGGGTCTGTCCAGTCGTCCTCCTGCGCTGCGCCGTAAATTACTGGGTAGAAGGTTGGGTCATGCTTTCTTCCATCAATAATATCCAGCGCCTTTTGATGAACCTCCCAGCAGATGCTGTGTTGGTTATCTCCGGCGGTAGTGATCAAAAAATACAGCGGCTGCATTCTCGCATCGCCGCTGCCTTTGGTCATGACGTCGTAGAGCTTGCGATTAGGCTGCGTATGCAGCTCGTCGAACACCACGCCGTGGGTATTGAAGCCGTGCTTGTTGCCTACATCGGCCGAAAGCACCTGATAGATGCTGCCGGTTGGCTGGAAGATTAGCCGCTTGGTAGCGTCGAGGATTTTGACACGCTTTGACAAAGCCGGACACATCCGCACCATGTCCGCCGCCACATTGAAAACGATGGAGGCTTGGTTTCGGTCAGCAGCACAGCCATAAACCTCGGCGCGCTCCTCATCATCACCGCAAGTCAGCAGCAGAGCGATAGCAGCAGCGAGCTCACTTTTGCCCATCTTCTTAGGTATCTCAACATAGGCGGTATTGAACTGCCGGTAACCATTGGGTTTCAGTGTTCCAAAGATGTCACGGATAATTTGTTCCTGCCAGTCAATAAGCTCGAAGGGCTTTCCGGCCCATGTGCCTTTGGTGTGGCAAAGCGATTCAATGAACGCCACGGCGTAGTCGGCGGCTTCTTTGTCATAGGTCGAATCATGCGCTTTGAAGCGCGTCTGTTTGTACTTTTTCAGCTTTCGCAATGGCCGCCTCCTCCTTTCGGGCATAAAAATAGACACCCTCCGGTGCCTTCATAATCTATCTGTACGAGATACAGCCCCACGCAGGGCTGACCTCGGCTATTTTATTTAGTGCGGGTTAGCGGTTTTCACCTTGAAGCAGTATCTCCAATGCAAGCTGCGTGTCCGGGTCGGCGGGCTCGATGTCCCAGCCTCTGTCGTAGTTACAAACAACCTCGCCGTTCCGCTTGAGCATCAGCTTGCTGATTCTGCCGCCTTCGATGCCAAACTGCGAACCCTCGTCATACTGCTTCATCCAATAGTGAAAAATGCTGTCGTGAACCTTCAGGCTTCCTTCTCTCCACATGGTCGCTCCCTCCTTAAAACCGTTCGATGCGAACATTGTCGTCAACTTCGAAGTGTACTTTGTAGCGGGTTTCCGAACCGTCGGCTTTCTTGGAAATCAGTCTGATGCCGCCTTCAAAGGCGCTGTAGGCTCGGTCGAAGCGCTCGCCCTGCGGGAGCTGGCTTTTTGCCTGTTTCAACTGCTTGTCTGTCATGGGGGGTGCCTCCTTTGTTTTGTTGTACACATGATCGCTCTAAAAGCACACTATAGCAAGGCAATTCCGCGATATATACCGGCATAAACTATACGATCTTTACAGCGAATTTCGCCGCCGGAATTGTGTAGTTTACGCTTCGCCGGTGAGAATGAAATGCGCGTATTCGCGTCGATGCTCCTCCAGATACACCACCAGCTCGTAGAAGCTCCTGTCGTTGGCGATGTGCTGCACCGTGCGGACATCGAACATATTCGTCAGCCCAGTGTCGCGGATGGCGAGAATCTGCTCCTTGACCGCTTCACTCATCGCCGCTCACCACCACCTTGCAGGCGTCCTCACCGTAAGCCACGGACAGGCCGCAGCCGTTGTCCCATGCCACCATGACCGAGCCGATGTCGTCCACGCCGCGCACGGTGCCTTTGGTGCCAACTGGTGGTGCTTGCGGGTCGTCCATTCGGACAAGCTCCACACGGCACCCAACCGGGTAACGCTTGCGGAGGCTCTCTACCAGCTCCTTACTTGGAAACCTCATCGTCAGACACCTCCTTGTCCTGCAGGCTCATCACGTCATCATAGAGACCGGCGTCTGCATTGATGCACTCGACCAGTTCCTGCACCTTCGGGTTTCCGCTCTTGAATGCGCCGCTTCCAGAAAGGTTGCGGAGCAGTATCTTTCGCGCCGCCTTGTACTCATCACCAATGAAGCCCAAACGGAGCAGGAAGCAGCGAAATGCATACTTGTCATTGTCCGTATCTTTTTCCTTTGCGGTAACGCGCTTTTGAGTCTTTGCCATCTCGCAAAGCGCTGTGATAAAAAGTGTGTATGCCTTGACCGCGTCTGGGTCGGTGCCGTCCTCAAACCACGGGAACCGTACCTTCTCATCAACAATGTCAATGTCGATGTCTTGACATCCGAGAGCCTTGCTTATGAGGCTTTTCTTGCTTTCCACCAACCGCTTGAGATTTTCGAGCGCAGTGTCGGTAAAGGAGGAGCGGGGCATTTCGATGACCAACCCAATATCCTCATCCGGCACATCGCTTGCCTGCATACCATCTTCGCCAATCGGGTCGCGGTGCTGTCTGCCAAGCCCCAGTTCTTCTTCCTCGGTCATCTGCAAATCCTCGAAGCGCGGTTCCGCTTCAAAGCCCTGCTCGTGCAGCCGCTCGATAAGCTTTTCGATTTCCTCGCTGTCGGCGCGGTCGTCGAAGCTGAACGTGCCATTCTTGTCGATGGTGAAGTAGTCCACCTCATAGCCGAAGGAAGGAGCGCCTTTGTACTTTGCAGGACTGTTCAAAATCTCCGCAATCGATGTTACGAGCCGCTTGCGGTCGCTGCCGGTCAGGTTGTACCTGAGTTCAAAATCCTTGTTTTCCATAGTGTCTGCCGCCTTTCTTTGAGCCGATGCTTCGGCTTTTGTACGTACATATATCACTCTAAAGCCTGTAAATAGCAAGGCAATTCAGCGATATATATGTACCAAATAGAAGCGGCGGCGCTTGTGTGATTCAGTCCGATTTTACAGCTACTTCAGCATATGAATAGGTCAGTCCATCACGCTGGACGTATACCTTATCCGCCGCACCGACCTGCTCTATATACCGCTTCACGATGACGTCGCAGAACTTCTCATCAAGTTCGATTGTGGCGCAGGAGCGGTCGGCCTGTTCACAGGCGATGAGCGTGGAGCCTGAGCCACCGAAGGGATCGAGCACCAGCGTATTTGTCATGCTGCTGTTCATAATAGGATAAGCCAGCAGCGGAATAGGCTTCATTGTCGGGTGGTCGCCATTCTTTTTTGGTTTGTCGAACTCCCAGATGGTCGTTTCCTTGCGCCCACTGTACCACTGATGCTTGCCGCTTTTCTTCCAGCCGTAGAGCACAGGCTCGTGCTGCCACTGATACGGAGAACGCCCCAGCACCAGCGATTGCTTTTTCCAGATACAGCAACCGGACAAATAAAAACCGGCATCCGAAAAGGCTCTTCTAAAATTCAGTCCTTCGGTGTCGGAATGAAAAATGTATATGCTTGCGTCATCCGCCATGACCGCCTCAGTGTTCTGAAAAGCTGCCAGCAGGAAATTATAAAAAGCTTCGTTTGCCATGTTGTCGTTCTTGATTTTTCCGGCGCTGCCTTCGTAGTTTACATTATAAGGCGGGTCTGTGATGACCAGATTCGCCTTGCGGTTATCCATAAGAACGGCGAAGGTTTCTGCTTTGGTGCTGTCTCCGCAGACCAGCCGATGCCGACCGAGTGTCCAGAGGTCGCCGAGCTTAGTGACCGGCGGTTGCTTGAGCTCCTCATCGACATCAAAATCGTCATCGTGCAGACCATCTTTGATGCTGCTTTTGAATAGGTCATCCAGTTCGGATGGGTCGAAGCCCGTGAGCGAAACATCGAAATCGGAACCTTGCAGGTCAGCAATGAGCAGCGCCAGCTTATCTTTATCCCAATCGCCGGATATTTTATTGAGCGCCACATTGAGCGCCTTTTCCTTTGTCTCCGTCAGCTCGACGACGACACATTCCACCTCGGTGATGCCCATATCGATAAGCACCTTTAAACGCTGATGTCCGCCAACGATACGCCCGGTGGTCTTGTTCCAGATGACCGGCTCGACGTAACCGAATTGTTCAATGGAGCGCTTCAGCTTATCATATTCGGCATCACCGGGCTTCAGGTCTTTACGTGGATTATAGTCAGACGGGATAAGCTGCTCAATTTTCAATTTTTCTATCTGCATACGCTTCAGCCGCCTTTCTTAGTTCGTTGTATAGCCTCATGCTGGTATCCTCCCACGGGAACAAGCAGGAATTAAAGTGCCCGTAAGTCGCGGTGTCCTCGTAGATGGCGTTACGCAAGACCAGCTTTTCGATGATTGCCGCCGGACGCAGGTTGAACTCTGACATCACAATCTCACGCAGAGCCTCGTTGGAAAGAGCGCTCGTGCCAAATGTGTCGATGTCCACAGCCACGGGATCAGCCTTTCCGATCGCATAAGAAAGAGCGACTCCGCATTTATCCGCGAGGCCGCTCCAGACGATATTCTTCGCGATGTACCGCGCCATATAAGCGCCGCTGCGGTCGACCTTTGTTGGGTCTTTGCCACTGAACGCGCCTCCGCCGTGGAGAGCAAGCCCTCCAAAGGTGTCCACCATCATCTTTCGGCCAGTCAAGCCAGTGTCAGCAGCGGGACCACCCTCAACAAATCTGCCGGAGGGATTGACGAGTATTTCAGTATCGTCGTCGAATGGGAAATCCTCAAAGCACTGCCAGAGAACATTCTGCTTGATATCCGAATAAAGCTGTTCCTGTGTCTTACTGGCTTCATGCTGAACAGAAACCACGATTGTTTTCACACGCTTCGGATTTCCATCCTCGTATTCAACCGTGACCTGAGCCTTGCCGTCCGGCAGAATGCCTTTCACGATTTTATCCTTGCGGACGGTATCTACGCGTTTACAAACACGATGCGCCAACACCAGAGGAAGCGGCAGCATCTCGCGGGTTTCGTTGGTGGCGTAACCGTAAACAGTACCTTGATCGCCAGCGCCGATGGAAGCGTAACGTTCCTCGCTGCCGTTTCTGGCTTCGAGCGCAGTGGTCACTCCTGCGCTGATGTCTGCGCTCTGCTTGTGGACAAACACAAAGACAGTAAACTTCCACGGATTGTAGCCGACCTTTCGGAGGACTTCGCGCACCTCCCAACGGATATCCACTTTGCCGTCACAGGTGATTTCGCCCGCAACGATGATTTTTCCCTTGGTCGCCATTACTTCACAGGCGACACGAGCGGATTTATCTTTTCTGAGACATGCATCAAGAATACGGTCGGCGATGAGGTCGCACAGCTTATCCGGGTGCCCCATACATACACTTTCGGCAGTTTTGTAAGTAGTCATATCAGTTTTTCCTTTCTATTTTCACAGCGGTTTTTCCGGTGAAATTCTCCCAGCGTTTTATGATAACGTCGCAGTAGTGCGCGTCGAGCTCCATAATGTAGCAGGTGCGGTCAAGTTGCTCACAGGCAATGAGCGTCGTACCCGCACCGCCAAAAGGCTCGACCACGATGTCGTTCTCGCCGGTGAACGCTACAATGTATTCCGAGGGCAGTGCCACAGGGAATGTGGCAGGGTGTTCTGCACGGATTTTGCCCTTTTCGCTGAGTTGCTTTGTAACTGATTCCAGACTCGTCTGCTCCGGCAGCTCCAGCAGGCTCTCCATCTTTTTGAATGCACCGGTTTCGTTGCCTCGCCGTGCGATACGGAAGGAGCCGTCCGCCTGGCGTATCTTGTTATACCGACCGCCAGAATAGATGCTTGCTTCCTTTTTACGCCACGTTGGATTCACCGGCACCGGCTCTTTACCAAAGCAAAAAAGCCACTCATGTCGAATCGGTATCATTGCGCTTTGCTGTCCAACGCTGCCACAGGTCAGCTTATCCCACACATTCCACGCCAGTAGCTTCAGACCAGCTTTCTTCGCCGTATCGATGTAGGCATTCCAATAGGGATAGATTTCACCGTCTTTACGCTGGATACCAAGGTTGACTGCTTGTAGCGCCGTGAACGGTTCGAAGCAAGAAATAAACTGCGCGATGCTTTCAACAGACAGGTCTTTACCGCCGTTGTACTCACGCATATCGCTGTATGGCGGTGAGGTAAAGAGTAACTTGCTTTTCTGCCCGTCCATCAGCCGAGTGACATTGCTCATGTCCGTACTGCTGCCGCAGAGCAGCCGATGCCGACCGAGTTGCCAAATGTCTCCGGGCTGGCATATCGGCTCCGTGTCCAGATTCGCGTCTGGAACAATATCCTGCACGATTTCATCATCGACGCCGAGCATGAGTCCGATCTCGCTGGTATCGAAGCCGGTCAGCGTCACGTCGAAATCCTCAGCTGTCAAATCTGACAGCAGATTTGACAGTTTCTTCGTGTCCCACTCGCCAGAGATTTTGTTCATGGCGATGTTGAGCGCCTTTTCGCGGGTGGCATCAAGGCTCACCACGATGCACTCCACGCTGTCATAACCGAGTGCTTTCAAAACCGAAAGCCGCTGATGCCCAGAAATGACCGTGAAGCCCGTCGTCTCGTTTACGACGATGAGCTCGACATATCCGAAGCTCTCGATGGAGCGCTTGAGCTTTTCAAACTCTGTGTCGCCCGGCTTTAGCTCTTTGCGAGGGTTATATTTTGCAGGATTCAAGTCCGACAGCTTTAATGTCCGTATGTCCACTATTTACCCCTCCTCGCAGTAAGCAGGCGCTCCATAACATCATCCTGCGGATTCGCGCCGCTGTATTCGCCGGTGCAGTTTTCCTTTACAATCTGGAAGATCTCATACCACAGGCGATTGGTCTGGCTCATGTAGTTTTGTCCCATCGCTACATATGGGCTTTGTATTGCGTTGCCGGTTGTAGGATGCCGCGCCAAGAAACCGAAGCTCGAAACAGCTTCCTCACATTGAATCCAACGCGCCACACTCATGGCGTAACGTTCCAGAAGCTGTGGGGAAACCAGCGCCGCGCAGCCACGCGCATTTAGCCATGTCCATGTGTTTTTATATATTTCACCAGCGGTAAGCGTCGTACCGTCCTTTTGCTCTGCCGACAGCATCTTGTTCGGCTCCGGCATTTCATAGCCTTCGAGCGCGGGCGCGTCAGTGAACTCCATCACCGTCAGTTTTCTGCCGCCCAGATTACCATCTGATATTTTGTCGGCGAGAGGCTTCTTTTTAGCGCCAGCACCGACTCTGGCACCGCCTCTACAGGTGCCGTCTTTCGCCATATTCATCACACTCCTTTTAAACTTGGGCTATTCAACCCTTTGAAACTGCGTTTTTCAACACGAAGCCCCACGCCGCTGTCCGCCTTTAAAAGTTTTGAGGATTTAGATGCCCCCACCGGGGCAAAGACCGAGTGAATATATTTTCGATCAAAGTGATTATGTTTTGGTCTGTATCAAAATGTGATACAGACCTCACCGTTCGTGCCAGCGGTCGCCCATCTCCACGGTGATACGCGAGTGGCAAGGCTTGCACAGCGCCATCAGATTATTTGTGTTGTTGGTGCCGCCGTGACTGAGCGGGAGGATGTGATGCACTTCCTCGGCGGGTGTCAGCCTGCCTTGCTTTTGACATTCCTCACAAAGCGGGTGCGCCTTGATGTAGCGGTCGCGGATGCGCTTCCACGCACGACCATACCTTTTATTCGTCTCCGGCTCACGCTGGAAATGATTGTAATGATAATCCGCCTGTCGCTGATGCTCTGGGCAGTAAAGACCGCTTGTCAGCTTCGGACAGCCGGGATGCTGGCATGGTCGCTGTGGTTTTCTTGGCATGATGTCACCTCCTCGTGGGCATAAGAAAAGCCCTGAGGGATTGCTCCCACAAGGCTCTCTTATTCCTATTTCGCTAAGTATATCATATCAGAATTTAGCATGAACATCTACTAACATAACCTATCATCTTTCGGGCGGCACACGAATTTCATCGTAAGCCTTCTCCCGCAACCGATAGATATGTTGGATGCTGTAGCCCATATCAACCGAAATCTGCTCCCACGTTTTGAAGCACAGATAACGCAGCTCCAGCAGCGTCTGGTACTCGGTGTTGTCCACAGCCTTGATAAGGCTGACCATCTCACGCTTCAGATCAACGAGCCGGTCGATGTCGCGGTTGATCTCCGCTTGCAGGTCTACGATTTTACCCACAGCGTCAGCCATTGTGGAGGTGCCGCGATTGGGATTGCGGGGCATACCCGTGAGCGTCGAGGTGCATTTTGTCGCCAGCTCGTTGAGGGAAGCGACCTGCTCCAGCTTTGAGTTGATGCGCTGGTCGAGACGGTACGCCTGACCGAGATATTCCTTAACAGTCATGCCGCCACCTCCGCTTTCAGCTTGCTGATGAGCAGCTCCGGGTCGAGGTGGGTCAGCAAACCAAACCAGCCGGAGCGGAAGAAACTCTCGATGCTCCGGCATTCGTACTGCGCCGAGCGGTTATGCGGATTGAGTGAGAGGGTACGCAGCGCCTTGCGGTAATCCTTCGCCGCCTGAAGGATGATGGCGTTTGCGAGGTTTTCGTAATTGTTGTCCATGAGACACACTCCTTATCTGGATTTTGTGATTCCAGCGAAGCGATGCCGCATTGTGAGCATTGTATATGTAAAGCACAGGTGCGTTGTTTTCATAGTCAGCGTTCATTGCAGAGAGCCGTTTATCACGGCTCGCACCTCGTCAACCGAACGGACGACCGCAGCCGTACCGCCACAGGCGAGGATTTTTCGGATAGTTGCCGCTTGAAGTGCCGTTGCTTTCCCGACCGGCGTCTTCACCTCAAAGGCGAAAAACCTGCCGTCGATACAGGCGATGATGTCGGGGATACCTGCCGTACCGTACATCCCGCCGTGCTCCTTCCAAACAAAGCACCTCGGCACGGTTTTGAGATAGCGCAGGATCGCGCTCACGATTTCTTTTTCTGCCACAGTGTACTCCTTGTAACTTTTTTCGGGTTTGTAACCGTGTAACCGCCTTTTATAGAGGTCTGCGTGTATTCACACGCGCACACGCGCACGCGTATGGAATTGAAGCCGCTCTCGCGTATATACATATTTTTTGAAGCTACAAAGTTACAAAACCATCCGACCACTCTGAAATGTGTTCTATATAGCGGCTTTTGGGGCGTAACTTTTCCTGTAACTTCTGTGCTCCGAGAGGCTACATCACGAGCGATTAAGTTACAGATTGCGCCGCTCATAGCGGTTCAACCTCTGTGATTTCAAAGCCGGACACGTCGCACCTCGTTTTGAGCAGCCCATAATTGAGCGTCCATACGCGTCGATTCTCCGAGCCGATGCGTTTTTGTACGTTGCTCTCCAGAAAATAATCCGAGTGCTGTAGCTGCTTCTTGAACTGTGCATAGGTCAGCGTTTCTCCTGCGATGGCGTAGTCCTTGCGGTACTTGGTATAACGGTCATAGACGTGATTGAGCCACAGCGCCAGCGTCTTCCCATCATCGCATATGGCAAACTCGCTCTTCGGGTCAAGCCCCATGCGCGACATGACCTCAAGCGTCTGCTCGACCACGCTCTTATTGCTGGTGCCGCCGTCCAGCAGGTATTCCTTCGCCGCATATTCGATGTATTTTGTGCAGGGAGCGATTGCATACGGGAACGTCTCATGCCACGTCAATCCAAGCGAGGAACACAGCTTTTCCATGAGACGCAGCCCTGCGACCATACAGGCGAGATTATTGACGACACGCGACGGGAGCTCCTTGTTGAAGCCGCCCAGCGCCTCCTCGTACCACGAATAGCATTCAGCGGGCTTGGTTTTCAGCGCGATGTTCAGTAAGCTATGCCCAAGACTGCCGAGTAAATCGGCACTGGCGCACAGCCTCTGGAACGCCGCACGATATTCGACCGTTTTCAGGTCTTTCTTGGAGAACAGCAGCTCGATGCTGCGCTCCCGAATCGCTGCCTCATCCGGCGATTCCTCACCGGCGACCACGAGCGGAGCCAGCAGCTCATAGCTCACGGTCGTCTGATCGGCGCGACCACGGATGCCCTCCTGACCGTCATAGCTGTTTCGGAAATGGTTCAGCAGCGGCGCAAGTCGATAGCTGTCGATTTTTGAGGGCTTGAACTCGTCCAGCGCCATCGGAATGGTGTTTGAGGATGCCGAGTCCTTCATCAGTGTAAAGGCGGTCGTTTGTCCCGCTGCCACGATCTTTGACTTGGAGAACACCGGCATAATGACCCGCTCCAGCGTATTGCTCTTGCCGCTTCCGGCTTCGCCGATTAGCATGAGATGCGGATATTTCACGTTCTTTTTCCGCAGGTGCTCCTTGATAAAGCAGCCGCTGATCCACGCCAGAATCGACACCGCCTTTGCGGGTTCGTTGTAGGACATGAGCTGTTCGCCGAGCCTTTGAAACTGGGTTGCGGTGATGAGCTTTGCGTCAAGAATGTCGCTGCAAATGCTGCGGTATTTATCCAGCTGAATGATGTCCTCGACCGACGCGCCGTTTTCGTCCACCGCGCCCTCGACCGTAACGAATACCATCCCACTGCCATGCTCATAAATACCCATCGCCTTGACGCCAAGCTTCGTTTTCCATTCCAGCTCCGAGATGTATGCCTTGAGCAGCTCCAAGTCGCCATCCGAGCCGGTATAGCTCAGAGCGATGGTGCGCTTGTTGATGGCGTTCTTGAATTTCTGCTGATTGGCGAAGTCCGTCGTCATAAAGGTCAAGCGGTAGGTTTCGCCGCGCACGGTCACAAGGTCGGCGGTGAGCTGCGTTTCCTCCTCGGCGACAATCATCTCCACCGGCACGAATATAAAGTTGGTGATAGGATAGATGCTGTCACCCTTGCTGCGGAAATACATACCCTTGTACTCAAACACCGGCGCATCGTTGCCGGGAGCATAGGTATCCTCGGTCAGCTCGCAAGCCTTGTCCAGCGTTTCCTCGCCATAGGTCGCGCCGCTGGCATGATGCTTCGCGTCCCACTTTTCCCGAAACAGCCCGCTCTGGCGAAAGAGCCTGTCCATCTGCGCTTTGTCCTTACCCGACCAGAATGCCAATCGACAGCACAGCGCCATATCCGCCTCCGATTGACTCGAATAGGCATCCTGCCAATCGCCGTCCCAGAGCTTTGAGAACGCTTCGCCGTTATCGGCTCCACAGGCAAGCTCCAAAAGGTCGTCGTCGGACAGCTGCACGGATGCGCTCTTTTTCGACTTCCTTTGCTGCTGCTTTTTCGGGGCGCGGATGTAGGTTTCATGAATCCACTTAAGCGTACCGTTGTCCTCGGCGATGGTATCCGTCGCTCCGTCGAGCCCTTTTCCAGTCATCGTGAAATACCGGGTATGCTCGTACATCTCCACGCCGGTCTTGGTATTCTTGTTGCCGGTACCGGGCATCGCGCCCTTGAAGAAGAGATGAATGCCGGTGCCGGAGGGCGAAAACTCCATGTAGGTGGGCTGCCTTGCAATGATTGCCTTCGCCGTCTCATTAAAGGTTTTCGTTTCAGGGTCGTAGCAATGGTCAACGTCCACGCCCACGAGGTTATCCTCCTTCGAGAACATAAAGCCCAGCCCCGTAAAGCCATAACGCTCCAGCGCGTCGGCGGCAGTGGCGTAGTCCGTCCATGTCGCAGGGTTATTGGATTGTGCGCCCTTACCCGTGATGGGGTTATAGGGCATCTTTTTGTCCTTGCCTCCGTCCTTATCGGGAATGAGCCGCCAGTTGACCCATTGCTTTCGGTCAAGCAGCTCCTGCGGGTAGTTCCCGCCGCAGCGATTGCTCATAGCGGTTTCACCTCACATTCCTCGGTAAAATACTTGATGGGTATATTGTGCTTCTGCGCCTTGCGGATTTCGTAGCTCATGCCCTCGGATACCCTATCTCCGAACACCCACAGCTCCTGACATTTTCCCAGCAGCACCCGCCCGAAGAACAAGCCCAGCTTGCGACTGTCAGGATCGTGCTCATCCATAAACTGCGGGTAGAGCAGGTGCGGCGCAAGCGGTATCGCGTTTTGCTCGACGGCAAAGCGGCAATAGCCCCGTGTACGCTCTGTGTTTTTCTCCATATCACCGGCGAAGGGCGAGCAGATGAAAACGAGCGGGCGGTATTCCGTCCCATAACGACGTAGCAAGTCCTCACGCATCAGCCCTCGCATAGCCTCGTAGGTTGTCGGGTCACTGTAGCCCTCGGCGTTTCGTTTATCTATCCACATCACACGTCCTCCATTTCCTTCAGCTCGCCGAAGCTCTCACCGTAGGCGGCTTCCGCGATGATTGGCACGTCAAACGCCGGGAACGGCTGCACCTCCATGCAAGCTTTCACGAAGCCGACCGCCTCGTCGAGCTTGTCCGCCGGTATCTCGAACACCAGCTCGTCGTGAATCTGCAGGAATGGCTTGAGCCACGGGCGCTCCTTGATGCCCGCGACGATGCGTCCCATTGCCAGCTTCAAAATATCCGCCGCCGTACCCTGAATCGGTGTATTCATGGCACAGCGCTCGGCAAAGGAGCGCTTGCCCCAATCGGTCGAGAGGATGCCGATAATGTACCTGCGGCGGCCGAGCCACGTTTCTGCATAGCAGGTGTTGGCGGCGCGGCGCTTGGTATCGTCCTGCCAATCGGTCAGGCGCGGATAGCCGTTTTTCAGATTGTCGATGATACCGGCACAGGCTTCCTTCGACATATCCAGACCAGCCTTGAACTTCAGCGTTTTCTGCAGTCCGCTGGGGAAAAGTCCGTAAAACACACCGAAATTGCAGTTCTTTGCGATGGTGCGGCGCTCCTTGTAATGCGGTGCATTCTTGTCCGCTGCCTCGCTAAACGGCACATGAAAGATAACCGAGGTCGTTGCCGCATGGATATCGCCACCGGCGCGATAGGTTTCGAGCATCTTTTCGTCGCGGCAGTAAAACGCACCCACGCGGAGTTCGATCTGGGAGAAATCCAGTGAGATGAGCAGCTTGCCCTCCGGCGCGGCGATGAAATTCCTCACTCCAATCGGGTCGTTATCTTTGCGCGGGCAGTTTTGCAGGTTGGGACTGCGGGAGGCGAAGCGCCCTGTTTCTGTGCCGAGCGGTATAAGGTCAGGGTGAATGCGTCCTGTGGCGCTGTTGACACAGTGAAGATACCCGTCGATGTAGGTGCTTTTGAGCTTGCCCCACTTGCGGTATTCCTGTACCAGCTCGAACAGGCGCATCAGCTCCGGGCGATTTTCGCGGCAGTATTCCGTGAGCAGTATCATCGTCGCGTCGTCCGCCGCCTCCTGATGCTTTTCCGTCGTTTTAAGCACCGGCAATCCAAGGTCGGTATACAGATACTGCTTGAACGCCGAGGTCGAGGCGTTTGCGCCGATGTCCACGCCGCCGGTCTGCTCGTCGAGTTCCGCACGAAGCGCCGCGAGCTTTTCCTCTGCTTCTGCTTGCCGCGCCACCATTGCATCCGTATCCATCGGAACGCCGTTGTACTTCATCATGCCAACATAGACCGCCGTCGGCGATTCCACCCGCTCCACGATGTCCTGATGCTGTGGGAGGTTCTTTTTAAACCAGCCGTTGAATTTGTGGTAGAGCCGCAGAGTGTAATCACTGTCGGCACAGGCATAGCGCAGTGTTTCCTGCTCTGCAGGGTTCATCTCATCGAAATGCCGACCCGCCGTCACCGTATTGAAATCCGGCATATTCGCGCCGAAAAGCGAGGTGGAGAGCAGCTTCAAGCCGCTGTCCGATAG